ATGTCGAACTTGAAAATGGATCAAAGATACTGGCTGCTTCTACGTCTGCAAGTGCTGTCCGAGGCATGTCGTTCAATATCCTCTTCCTCGATGAGTTCGCTTTCGTTCCGAACCATGTTGCAGAGCAATTCTTTGCATCTGTTTATCCTACTATTACTTCTGGTAAGTCAACGAAAGTCATAATTATTTCCACCCCTAATGGAATGAATCACTTCTACAAGATGTGGGAGGATGCTAGAAGGGGTAAGAATGGTTATACAACTAACGAAGTACATTGGTCTCAAGTTCCAGGCAGAGATGCTAAGTGGAAAGAAGAGACGATGAAGAATACGTCCAAGAGACAGTTCGCACAGGAGTTTGAGTGTGACTTCCTTGGATCAGCAGACACATTAATATCACCAGCCAAATTACAGGCTATACCGTTCACCGACCCCTTAGTTAGCAATGCAGGATTGGACATACACGAGAGAGTACAAGAAGATCACGAATATGTTATTACTGTGGATGTTGCCAGAGGAATCGGTGGCGATTATTCTGCTTTCATCGTATATGATATCACCACTATGCCGTATAAAATTGTTGCCAAGTATCGTAATAACGAGATTAAGCCTGTACTGTTTCCCTCAGTCATCTTCTCAGTAGCAAAGGAATATAACTATCCATACATCCTAGTAGAGGTAAATGATATAGGAGATAGTATAGCAGCAACATTAAACTATGACCTTGAGTATCCTAACGTACTCATGTGTGCTATGAGAGGTAGAGCTGGTCAGATAGTAGGTCAAGGGTTCTCAGGTAACAAGACACAGTTAGGTGTTAAGATGAGCATCACTGTGAAGAAGCAAGGTTGTGCTAACCTTAAAGCAATCATAGAAGATGATAAGCTTACATTTAATGACTTCGAGATATTCCAAGAGTTAACTACGTTTGTACAGAAGAAGCAAGCATGGGAAGCAGATGAAGGATACCATGATGACTTAGTAATGTGTATGGTTCTTTTTGCATGGTTGTGTATGCAAGAGTTCTTTAAGGAACTTACTGACCATGATGTAAGAAGAAGGATATATGAAGAACAAAGAAATCAGATTGAACAGGACATGGCTCCATTTGGATTTATAGATGATGGATTAGGTGATGATACTTTTGTAGATGCTGATGGAAACTTCTGGTATGGAGATACAGAGGAGTCTGTTACATACATGATGCCTGACCTATGATGGATCTGGAACAGCAATTTGATTTAGAACACTTGCTGTTTAAGCAAAGAACATGTAGGACATGTGGAAGAACTAAAGATTTAATAAATGATTACTACTTAATTCGTAAGAATAGAAGTAGATTAGCTTCATCGTATTCATATGAATGTAAATTGTGTACGATAGAAAGGGTTGTAAAGACTAGAAAAAGAAAGAGATATGAGGATGGTATAAAAGCAGGTGATTTCTATGAAGAACCTGTTGGATACGATTACAGATACCCTGATTGGTGATGTTCATGCATTGTTTCCCCATTTGAAAGAGCTGAAAATCTAAATAGATGTAGACAATTTAGCGATCATTTATCGGGAGCAAAGCATAATGGCAAGTCAAATCTCGCCTGGTGTTATCGTCAAGGAAAGAGACCTGACAACTGGAACAGTTGTTAACTCTGCAGCAACAAATGCAGCAGTTGTTTCAACATTTCAGAAAGGTCCAGTTGGCGAAATCACTCAGATCTCTTCACAGAGAGAATTAGTAGATACATTCGGTAGTCCAGGAGACTCAAACGCAGATGACTTTTTTGTAGCATCTGAGTTTCTAAACTACGGTGGTCGTCTTGGTGTAGTAAGAGCAGAAACAGGATCAGTTAATGCTGGTTCGGCTGCTATTATTAGAAACAAGACAGACTACGAATCAAGAATAGAGCAAACCACACCAGCATGGAAGTGGGCTGCTAGGACACCTGGTATCTGGGGTAACGACTTCGATGTTGTTATTGCTGACCGTGGTGCTGACCAGTATGTTAAGTTTGCTTCTGCCCCAGCTGGAATGGCTGCTGGTACTAACCTAACATTCAGTTCTGGTAAAGCAGCAGAGGTTCTATCATACGACTCTGCTACTTACGAAGCTGCCATTATCCTAAATGATCCAACAAGCCGTGTTACTGCATCCGATACCCTTGATACTCCCGATGAGGGTCGTGTAACTGGAGTTACAGTCGGTACTGCTGGTACTGGATATACAACAGGAACAGGACTTGCAACTACAGGTGGTTCTGGTACAGGTGCTAAAGTAGACATCACAGTTTCTGTTGGTGTTCCAGCTACTGTTACTATTTCTGCTGGTGGTTCAACATACGGTGCTACAGGTACTAATGTCGCTACTACAGGTGGTACTGGAAGTAACTTAACTGTTGACTTCACTTCTACAGGTGGTGTTATTGATGGTATAACAATCAATACTGCTGGTACTGGTTATACAGTTGGAGATACTATCACAATTACTGGTGGTGGTAACAACGGAACCTTTACAATCGCTTCTGTTACTGGTGCTATCACTGCTGTTGCTGTTGCAACTGATGGTGCTGGACTTGGATATGCTGTTGCAGACAACCTAACCATCGTTCAATCTGGTGGTGCTTCTGGTGTTGCTGCAGTTTCAACAATTCAAGACTCAACAATTGCTGTTACAATAGAAGATTGGTGGACTAATACAAACACAGACGGTACTAAGTCCTCTGCTGACGATGGTAAGATTAGACTATCTGCTATCGGTCCTCGTCCTGGTACTTCTGCATTCGCTGCAAACTTAGGTTTGAGTTATGACGAAGTTCATGTTGGTGTTATTGAAAGATCAACAAAGACTGTTGTAGAGAGACTTCAATATCTTTCTAAGTATACAGACGGTGTATCTGCTGAAGGTGCTTCTGCTTACTATCCAACAATCGTAAAAGAAGCTTCAAACTACATTTACTTCGGTTCACATAATACTGCATCACACAATCCTACAACTGGAGGAGCTGGTACTGCTGCTGGTACTGCTGGTTCTGCTGGTTCTTCAGGAGATAAGATGCAACTCTTTGGTACTGTACAGACTTCATTGACTGGTGGTACTGATGATTATGCTTACACAGTTGCTGAGTTCACAACTGGTTTGGAACTCTTCAATGATAAAGAAACTGTTGATGTAGACTTCATCCTTATGGGTGGTTCAATGTCTACTGAATCAGACACTAAATTGAAAGCTGCTGCATGTATTACTACTGCTAACCTTAGAAAAGATGCTATCGCATTTATTTCTACACACAAAGGAAACCAAGTTTCAGGTACAGTAGCACTTACAAGAACTGCACAGAAAGATAACACAGTTAACTTCTTCTCTGCATTAAGTTCTTCTTCATATGCAGTATTTGATAGTGGTTACAAATATTTCTATGACCGCTTCAATGACTCTTATCGTTATGTACCTTGCAACGGAGATGTTGCTGGTCTATGTGTTTCAACTTCTGCAACACTTGATGACTGGTTCTCACCTGCAGGACTATCAAGAGGTGGAGTACGTAATGCTATTAAACTAGCTTACAACCCAACTCAATCAGATAGAGATGAACTATATCAGAATAGAATCAACCCAGTTGTTTCCTTCCCTGGTCAAGGCATCACCCTATTTGGTGATAAGACTGCATTATCTTCACCTTCTGCATTCGACAGAATAAATGTTCGTAGACTCTTCATTAATATTGAAGGCAGAGCAGAAGCACTTGCTAAGGCAGTTATCTTTGAGCAAAACGATGAGACCACAAGACTTGGTTTTGCTAATGCACTTGGATCTTACCTCTCTGAGGTACAGGCACGTAGAGGTATTACAGACTATCAAGTTATCTGTGATACAACAAATAACACACCAAGTGTTATTGATAGAAATGAATTTGTTGCTGAAGTTTATGTTAAACCAACACGTTCTATCAACTACATAACATTATCATTCGTAGCTACACGTACTGGAGTTTCCTTCAGTGAAGTCGTAGGTAGAGCATAAATTAACCACAAACCGATAGGAAGGTAAACTAAAATGGCTATTAACTCAAACGTATCTGAGTTTCTGCAGAAGATCAAGCAGGGTGTTAAACCCAATATGTTTGTTGTCGATATTCGTTTCCCTGGCACACTCGCCAAGGGGAACACCGACACAGACTTGGTAAACATTCTTTGCAAATCTGCAGCACTCCCTGCATCTAACTTAGGTGTAATAGAAGTCCCATTCAGAGGACGCTCAGTAAAAATCTCAGGTGATCGCACCTTTGATACATGGACTGCAACATTTGTAAATGACGAAGATATGAGAATTCGTTCTTTCTTCGAGCAATGGTCTGCAGCAATCAATTCACATGAAGGTAACGTATCAACATTATTCCGTCCAGAAACAACTGGGTCTGGATACATGGCTGACCTATACGTTAAGCAACTAGAAAAAGATTCCACAACAAGTGGTAATATAATCAGAGAGTATAAGTTGCACCACGCATTCCCATCTAGTGTTTCACAAATCGATCTTGCTTATGATAGTAATGATCAGGTTTCTGAATTCACAGTTGAGTTCCAACTATCTTATTGGACAGCACTATCTGGAGACGCAGCAGGATCTAATCCTCCTGATGTTCAAGAGATAGTCGAAGTAGCATAAAATCTGAACGTATAAATAGTTTGGATCAAGGCGTGAGAATTTATTATGAGTCAGTTATTTGGCTTTCAAATAAACAAGAAGGGGGAACGAAGAGGTCAATCTCCAGTTCCTCCTAATGCTGAAGACGGCGTAGCTGTAGCAGCAGGTGGTTATTTTGGCACATATGTCGAGACTGACGCACAAGCGAGAAATGAATATGATCTCATCAAAAGGTATAGAGACATGTCTCTACACCCAGAGTGTGACTCTGCTATTGATGATATTATTAACGAGTTTGTGGTTAATGACTCGAATGATAGTTGTGTAGATATCAATCTGGATAACCTAGAAGTAGGTGCTTCAGTAAAGAAAAGAATAAGGGAGGAGTTTAATTATATTAAACGACTCCTTTCTTTTGATGTTAAGGCACATGAATTAATTCGTAACTGGTATATCGATGGTAGGATGTATTACCACAAGGTAATCGACCTAGCAGAACCTAAGAAAGGTATAACAGAATTGCGATATATTGACCCGATGAAGATTCGGAAGGTCAGGCAAAAGATTAAAACACAGGATGACCCAACAGTAGTCAGGGGAACCGCACTAGAACATGAGTGGGGTGATTACGTTGACTATTACATTTACAATCCCAAAGGTTTTGGTAGACAGTCTGCATTGACTGGACCAGGAGATTTCACTGGTAACCAAGGCATTAGGATGGCATTTGACTCAATCACATATGCTCATTCAGGTCTACAAGACATGAACAGACGCATGAACTTGAGTTTCTTGCATAAAGGAATCAAGTCTCTCAATCAACTTAGAATGATTGAAGATGCATTGGTAATCTATCGTTTATCTCGTGCTCCTGAACGTAGAATATTCTACATCGATGTAGGTAACCTTCCAAAGGTTAAGGCAGAACAATACCTACGTGATGTAATGTCTCGCTATAGGAACAAGCTTGTCTATGATGCACAGACAGGTGAGATCAGAGACGACAAGAAGCATATGAGTATGCTTGAAGACTTCTGGTTACCTCGTAGAGAAGGTGGTAGAGGAACTGAAATTACTACACTACCTGGAGGACAAAACCTTGGTGAACTTAAAGACGTTGAATACTTTAAGAAGAAGTTATATAACTCACTTAACCTTCCACCATCTCGCCTTACTGACGATAACAAAGGTTTTAATCTCGGTAAGACTACGGAAGTTCTTAGAGATGAACTCAAGTTTGCGAAGTTCATTGGAAGGTTACGTAAGAGGTTTAGTTACCTCTTCCAAGACATTCTTAAGACTCAACTGATATTAAAAGGAGTTATTGCTCCTGATGATTGGGATGAGATGCAAGAGCATATTCAATATGACTACATCCACGACAATCATTTCAATGAGTTAAAAGAACTAGAGATGGAAACCCAGAGGGTAGCATTGCTAACCCAGATGGATCCATTTGTAGGAAAGTATTTCTCTGTTGACTATGTTCGTAGACAGATTCTTAATCACACTGATACTGAGATTAAGGAACAGGATAAGTTAATGAAGAAAGAGATCAACAAAGGTCTCGTCATGGATCCAATCGATATGAATACATTCGATACAATGGATCGTCAGAATGATGCTTTTGCACCAGAGATCGAGGCACAAAACGCCGAGGATGATCAAGAACGGGAGATGGAAAAAGCAAAGCTTGATGCTAAATTAAAGCCTGCTCCCACCAAAACACCTAGTAATACTAAATAGATAATATCATGGAAGAATCGAATCCACAAGCAGAAGTGCTGAACGTAGTTGATTTTATTAAAGACGGCAAAAGAGCAGACGCTATAGATGCTGTTAATGATATCCTATTCTCACGTGCTGCTGATGCAATGGCTAGTTATAAACAGACTGTTGCAAAAACATACTTTGATGAACCTGTAGGAGAGGCACAACCAAATGAAACTGATAACGGAACAGATTGACGATGTAAAAGTTATCACCGAAGGTAAAGGTGATGATAAGAAATTATACATCGAAGGTGTATTCCTACAAGCAGAATTAAAGAACAGAAATGGAAGGGTTTATCCTTTCAGTGTTCTTGAAAATGAAGTAGGAAGATACAATGAAGAATACGTTAAAACAAAACGTGCTCTTGGTGAGTTGGGTCATCCTGATGGTCCTACTGTTAACCTTGACCGTGTTTCCCACAGAATCACATCGCTTTCTGCTGAAGGTAATAACTTCATCGGAAAAGCACAGATCTTAGACACTCCTATGGGTAAGATCGCTAAGTCTCTTCTTGGAGAGGGTGTGCAACTAGGTGTATCATCTAGAGGTATGGGTTCAATCGAACAACGTGAAGAAACAAACTATGTTTGTGATGACTTCATGCTTGCAACTGCTGCAGATATCGTAGCAGATCCTTCAGCACCAGATGCATTTGTAAATGGTATTATGGAAGGAAAGGAATGGGTTTGGAACAATGGAATCTTGAAGGAAACCAAAGTTGCTAAATACCAGAGGTATATGAGCGAGGCAACTCGCCAAAATCTAGAAGAGAGAACACTAAAAGTCTTTGGTGATTTCCTTTCAGGATTATAATTTAATAAATAAACTTAGACTTAATCAGCTAATTATCGGGGAAACTCAAATGTCAGATATGTTAAACGAAAAGTTTGCGGAGTTCGTTAGTGAAGAATCCACTCAGAAAATCCTTTCTGAATATCAGGATCCTATGCCTAAAGTAACTGCAACTGTTCTACCATCAAACCCACCAGCTCCTGGTGCAGTAAGTGGTGAACCTAAGAGAGATTCACATCAGGATCCTCAACCTAGTGTTGGAACAGATGCTGCTACAGCAGGTCAGTCCATAACCGACAACGGAGGTCCAGTTCCAACTGGTAACGATGAAGGTGAAGACAATCCAGGTGCTAAGGCTGCTGCCCCCGTTGGAGCCAAAGGAGCACAAAGCGATGGAACCGCACAAACCGCTAACATAAACGATGCTGGTGATCAAGGAGCAACACCTTCTGTAGGTACTGCTGCTGCTTATGGTACTACTACTGGCCCCGATGTACAGTACCCAGTTTCTCCATCATTTGAAGAAGTTGATATGTCTGACGATGTAAAAGCACTTCTTGAAGGTACAGAACTTTCTGAAGAGTTTGCTAAGAAAGCAGCGACTATCTTCGAGGCTGCTGTTAAGTCAAAGCTCAAGGAAGAGCATAAAAAGCTTGTAGAACATTTCGCTAAGGAATCTGCAGATAAGATTGAGGCTGCTAAGGCAGAACTCGCAGAGGAAGTTAACGGAACTGTAAACTACGCCATTGGTCAATGGGTTGAAGATAACCAAATTGCTGTTGACCGTGGAATAAGAAATGAGATTACAGAAGACTTCATAGCAGGTCTGAAGAATCTCTTTGAAGAGCACTATATTTCTATCCCCGATGATAAAGTCGATGCGGTAGAAAGTATGGCTGCATCAATTCGTGAAATGGAAGAGAGACTTGACGAACAGGTTAAGTCTAATGTGAAACTTCAAAAACGTCTAGACGAGAACACACAAAAAGTAATTCTGAATACTATTTCAGAGGGATTGGTGGATACTCAGAAAGACAAACTCGCTGCACTAGCAGAGGGTATTGAGTTTACTACTGAGGAAGAATATTCCAAGAAGCTTGGTACACTCAAGGAGAGTTACTTCTCCAATGCTCCTAAAGTAGCGAGCACAGAGGAAGAAGCACCAGTTGAGTCAGAAGCAGTAACTCCTGCAATGGGAGCATACGTTCAAGCACTCAGCAGATGGTCTGAATCACAATAAGTAAATTAATTTTCTATTAGGATTAAACAATGTTTAATGCAAAACAACTAACAGAAAAGTGGGCTCCTGTTCTTAGTCACGAATCCTCTCCAGGAATCAAAGACAACTATAAGAAGGCAGTTACCGCCGTACTGTTAGAAAACCAAGAAAGATTCCTACGTGAAGAACGTGGAATGCTAAACGAAGTCGCCGTGAACGCTCTCGGTGCAAGTACTGTATCACCTGCTGGTTCAGCACTCGGTAACTCTAATACAGCTGGACTTGCTGGTTTCGACCCAGTATTGATCAGTCTAATTAGACGTTCAATGCCTAACCTAGTTGCATATGATATCTGTGGTGTCCAGCCTATGTCTGGTCCTACTGGATTGATCTTTGCAATGAGATCTCGCTACGAGAACCAAGGAGGCGAAGAGGCACTATTCAACGAAGCAGACACAGGATTCTCTGCTGGTGGAGACACCAACAAAGGAGACTATGCTGTTCGTGCTGGAGATGGTACTTCTGCTTCTGGTAACTCACTATCAGATGGTAACAACCCATCACTTCTTAACGACAGTTCTCCTGGAACCTACGAGGTTGCTGCTGGAATGTCTAGGGAAAACCTAGAAACAATGGGCGAAACAGGTAATCTGTTCCGTGAGATGTCATTCAGCATTGAGAAGACTTCTGTGACTGCTAAGTCCAGAGCCCTCAAGGCAGAGTACACCTTAGAACTAGCTCAAGACCT